TGATTTTGCTTACATGTCCGTGGAAACCTTAATGAAAAAATCAATAGCTTTTAAGCAAGTAGCCTACAAACCTTTTGGAGTAGCAGCTAAATTGCCGAGTGAAGGTTTATGTCATTTTGTTACACGCCATTACAAGGACAAAAAATTGGTCGTACAAACTGGGAACTTTTGGGTGCATGGAAAAGAAATATACCACAACATTGAAACAGACATAACATCGTGTGGTGGTATCTTGATAGACCCACTCACAAAACGTTCGTTTGCAATGCATTATAGAAAAGCAGGTGACGGCAAGTCAAATGTCGCAGTTCCATTTCCTGGCATTAATTTAAATGTAGTCTCCCACCCGAACAGGGTGGGCCAGCATTCATCTTAACCAGGGAGCAAATGAGAGCCAAGGTCTTTGCCACCTTAAGCTCGGGCAATAACACCTATGAGTATTTCGAATATTTAGGTAGGTTTCCAGCTCAGTTGGAACCTAGTCAAGTGGAATATGAATTAGGAAAATCAATTGCTCATGCTTATTGTGATCCTTCCGAATTGGAATTGTTTAAACTCACAGCAGGGGACTTTGTTATTTCAAAGTCGACCCGTGAGACACTAGATATTTCAGTGAGGAAGATGGACCGTAGGCCCATTTATGCTTTTAGGGATTGCCCATTCTTTGATAAAGCTGTTAACGTTCTCCAGACTATGTTCGAGGATGCACTAGAGCAACCTGTGCTATCCCACGATGAAGTACTAGCAACAATGGATATGACAAAGGCTGTGGGTTTCGTCGAGACGCGCTGTGGTTACAGGGCCAAGAGAACCTACTTTGATCATGGACATGCTTCTGAACTACTAGAACCTGAACTGTTAGAGGAAACTCCAGTTTGGAAAGTTAGTGGTAAAGTGGAGAAGTTAACCAGAAAAGAATATGTATTGGACCAGAAACAACGAACCTTCATAATAGAACCAGTGGAATTACTCTACCACCATAAGCGCATATTTGGTGGCCAGAATGCAGGCATGAAAATGCATGGTTGGTCTTATTATGGCTTCAATCCATTTAACGGTGGAGTTGGAGAACTGGCTGAAAAACTGTCAAGACATAAACGAAAGTTCATGTTTGATGGGAAAAGTTGGGATCGTGTTGCATCATGGATGGGGGAAATCTGGAAAGTGCGTACTAGACTTGCACCAGATGATCCGTTCAAGAACTGGGTTGTTTATCATGTGGTTAATTCTTGTTTGGTTCTACCGAATGGGGATTTCGTAAGAAAGACATGGGGTAACAACTCGGGTAGTGCAACAACTACTGGAGATAATATTCTTGGTATGGCTTTAATTATAATACATGCAATTCTGAGGTTACCAGGGGCTAACGAAAGTTGGCTTGAACTTGTTGATTGTGCTCTATTTGGTGATGATGCTGTAGCCGGAGATTCATTACCAGTGTCAGACGAGGTGCTCAGAAAAACTATTGAAGATACATTTGCCCTTTATGGAGTGACCTTGGATCCATTCGTTATATCTGAAGATTTGGAGGATATGGAGTTTTTAGGCTTTAAATTTTCCTATCAATCAGGTCAATGGATACCAAAGTACCCAGCGTCAACTATATCAGTAACAGTTTTGAGTAATTACCATAATATGGATATTGACGGGGAAGTAGGTAAGCTTTATTCTGCACTTATAATGAGTGCGGGAAATGGTGAAGAATACTTTAACTCCTTGTCCAATGTCTTAAATCAGATATTATATAAAGTTGACACGACACTAACTAGAGAACTACGTAAGCATGGAACTCCGACGTATCATGAAGTAATTCAATGGTATATTGGAGGAGAGTCAGAACTACTAAAACAGGGGAATTTTAATTTTTTACAACCTGTGTTTTTGGAGGCGGGTAGGAATAAAACAAGTAGTATGGCCGAAATGCGAGAAATTCAACAAGCTGAAAAGCGTATCAAAACCCTATCTGAAAAGGTAGGGGCAAGTCACGAAGGAAGAATTTGGATGGAAGAGATACTGGATCCTTTCACAGACACTCCGAAACGATGTGTGGGGTTTCCAGACCTAATTTGTGGAAATTCAATAGTGCAAGTAGTGAAACAGTCGTTTGACTTTTCTATAACTTCAGGAACAAGTGAGAATGTTCACATCTTTATGGACAATATAGATGAAAATCACTTGGTAGAAGCTCGAACTATGACTCCGGCACCAACGGTACCCCTGAGTAATACGTTTATTATAGATGCAACGACTCCAACGTCTTATCGTCGTGGAGGTGTGGTTGTTCGCTCAGCCACAGACCTAACACTACCTTTGACAACTACGACCACGACCACACATGGGGGAGGCCTTCCAACCACCTACTATGCCAATGGTAGAACACGCGTCCTGGGTAAAGCTTTTGAGGTGCATAACACCACACCAGAACTTTACAAAGGAGGATCTGTCACTGTTTACAGAGATTCCACGACGGATGCTTTCTACCCTTCCGGAGTAGGCAACTTAATTTCTTCAACTAATACTGATTATTCTACATCATACCCAATGTACCCAGGAGCTCGCGTTCCTGAGACTTTGGCGGATGTTATGCGGATACCAGGTGCTCAACAGTGGGAAGCAAAGGAAGGTTGTTATTGTGTTTCTATGATGAATAGACAAACAAACAACCCATACGATGATACCCGAGCTATATTGAAATGTAGAGATTCATCAACTGACTCTTCACTCTACGCTTTTATTTCGAAAGCTAGTGGAGGAGGACTGGCGGCAGACCCGTACCTAACACAGTCATTGACACCATCTCCTTTCTTTGTATCTGGTGCTTTCTTTGCAGCCTTGCCAAAAGAAACAACTCTAACCATTAACACCGTGCACATTATAGAGCGATTTGTTGACCAGTCAAACTTAGATTTGATAGTGTTGGCATCACCATCACCCTATTATGATCCTGTGGCAATGGAATTGTATTCTCGAGTAGCTCATCGTATGCCGGCTGGTGTTCCAGTTGGTTATAACGATTTGGGTGAATGGATTAAGGAAATAGCTTCAACTTTGCAAGAATTTGGAGTTCCGGGCATGCCAATTGTTAAAGGTGTAGTTAATGGAATACAAGCCCTTGATCGCGCGGTTGGGAAACCTCCACAACGTCAAGAGTCCAAGACCAAGCGAGATGAGAAAGATATTGACAAACTCGTTAAGAGGCTAGAGGCAGCTGAAGAGCGCGCTCGCATATCTGAGGAGAAATTGTCAAGATACAATCCATCACAACTGAAGTCTATTCCAAAACCTACAGTACACCCACAAGTAACCACAGGATTGAAGGTTTCATCACCGAAACCAATCCAACGCAAAGTGGTAGGCAATGCTAAAGGCAAGACAAAGAAGTAATTAGTATAATTTGATACGTG